GTATGGTAGGATACAAGGACCATAAAACATATGGTGATTCTACTATATACGAGGTAACCAGAAAAGTTTGATATGCCTAACCCAGATGCATTGTGGCAGGATATACAAAAACTCGATGACATGTATGAAGAGTTGATGTGGCATCCTGACGACGAATTACAGTTTACCCATGACGGTGAAAAAATTATTATTACAAACAAAACACTAGAGGATAAAAAAAATGTTTAACGAAAAAGCAGAAAAACTGAATGGTCGTGCAGCAATGGTTGGATTCGTTGCAGCAGTTGGTTCTTACCTCGCAACAGGTCAAGTTATTCCAGGTCTGTGGTGAGCGACGTGTTACTCATAGCAGCTTCCATGATAGGAGGGTTTATCTTTGCTGCCCTATTGACCGATGGAAACGTTGATGATGATGACGATCAAGGTGGTGGGATGCTGCAACCTGCATATGTTCCCACCCCTTGACAAACACAATTAAATACTTTATAATTGGGGAGCAAATTCTTGTTCCCTATTTTTATGCTCGCATTTATTCTGGCACTCAGTGCCGTTGATTACGATCATCTTGCTAGAACCGTTCAGGTTGAGGCTGCAAAGGGGACCATGGATGAATTCTGTGTTGCAGTTTCTGTTCTAAATCGTGTGAGGAGTCCTCATTTTCCAAACACGGTTGCTGATGTAGTCTATGCTCCTGGTCAGTACCAGGGATTTGATTATCATAGACCTGCAGCAGATCCTGCAGTTGTTTCTAGACTGAAGGATAATAGTAAGATGCTTAAAGCATATAGCATCATCGGAGATCGCACAGACTTTAAAGGTCAGCGTATGCTCAAATACAGAGTTGCTTCTGAGGATCCTATGTGCCATAATAAAGGAAACTTCTACCACCACTTCTGGCAAAAATGATTCTTAAGAAAATCAAAGAAACTCTTGGTCAAGTTTTTCATTCTCCAGAGGCATCTGGAACTTGGAGCAAAGATGATATCGAATGTGCAATTGATGAAAATATTGTTGATTGTGAAGAAATGGATGAGGAACCATATGTTGGTGTCCCTGCTCCTATTTTGAATCCTGTTGATGAATGGTTTGCAGCTCCGTATGGGTGTCCTTCCGTTGTCACTGAAAAGCAGCAAGAGTATAAAGAAGCAACTGAAAGATTGCATGAAGATATGCGTAAAGAATCTGAAACGGTTGAGTCTGATAGCATTCATCAAGAGATGTATGATCTAGCAACAAAGAGTGGTAAGACCACAACTCAACTTGATCCTATTGGTGGGTCTGAGAACTTCCAAGGAGGTTCTGAGAATGTCCATCGATGATTGGAGATATAGTGACCATAAAATGAAGGTCAGAGAGCAAGCACTCAAAGTGTTACTTTCAAAATTTGGTGGTCAAATGGAAGGAGTGAAACCTAAATATTCATCACAATCAATCTACGAGTGTGCTCAAGACTGGGTATCCCAAGGCAATATGCACACTGCAGGGATTGTAAAATACTATGAGGCTTATTATGCAAAAGGTAATTAATGTTTTAGCAGTTCTATCGTTTGTAGGAACTGCAGGTATCATCGGTGGGGGAACATATGTTTTCCTTCAGAAAGATGCTATTATTGATGGTGTTAAGAAGCAGGTGACGGAAGCAGCAGTTGAGGGAGTATCGGGAGCACTTCCTGGTCTCATTGATGCTGCTATGCCTGAACTTCCCAATACTACTGGTCCCTCTGTTCCTTTTTGATGATTTATTATGAAGAAAATTATTGCGTCCCTGGTTGCTGCGGCAGCGGTTGCCCTACCTGCCCATTCAGACCCAATCACGGAAGATGAGTTCTTCACCCCTCATGCACAGGGGTGTATGTTGCTCCTAGAGTGTACCGATCATGTCCAAGAACTCAAAACAGTTTCTGATCTTAATAAGAACGAGGAACTGGCTGATATTGATTACAGTATTGTTGCTGATGAGTTTAACTCTCTCATCCGATCACTTAATAAGGTCGGAGCTAGGGTTTTTCTAGCAGACATGCGATACTTCCCAATCGGTCATCGTGGTGTCTATCACACTGTAGGTAATAACTTCTTTCTGAATGTTGCCCACATGCACCGACCTGGCACTATGATGTCAGTGATGCGTCATGAAGGATGGCACGCTGCTCAAGACTGTATGGCAGGAACAATTGAGAACAACTTTATTGCTATTATTCATAATCAAGAAGATGTTCCAAGGATGTATCAGGCAATCGCAAAGAGTGCTTATCAGTCACAACCAAAGGCAATTCCCTGGGAAAAGGAAGCATATTGGGCGGGACATACTGAAGGTATGACTGCAGCAGCACTTGAGTCTTGTGCCGCAGGGACAATGTGGAGTGATTATGACCCCACACCTATGACCCGCGAATGGTTAGTTGAGAATGGATATTTGTCTAAATAATAACATTCCAACTAGGAAACAACCAGCCGAGGAGAGTCCTGCGAAACTCTTTAAGTGTTATAATGGTGGACTCTCTGTCGGAAAACAAATTTCAAGTATGTCTAATATAACAAGAGACGTGCTAATCAAAGCCATTGTTGCTGATAAGATGAAATCTTGTGATGGTATTGATTACACTCAAACGTTAAAATCCCTGTATCATGAATGGGGTCACGCATCAAGTCAAGAACTTTGTGATGTATACAACAAAATAAGGTCTACAAATCTAACTGTAGATATTCTTGCCCCCTAAATAAAATTGCCTTGCTACTCTACTAATGGCAGATACTAAGCCCAAAGTAGAGAAGGAAGACCATGATGAAGATAAAAGTGAAGTTCTTGGTAATCTAGTGAAAGTCGTAGTACTTATTTGGTCTGCCTCTCTTCTCACGTTCAGTTACGTTCGACTTCCAAACGGAAATAAAATCTTAGATTTTGATCCCACCTTCATAGCTTCGGTGTTTTCTGGATCGTTAGCTGCATTTGGTCTCAGTCCTGCTAAAGCGGGTGGTAACGGAAATTCTACTAAGAAAAAACAGGAAGAACCACCTGTTGTTTCTGCAGTTGAACCTAAAAAATAAACCTTAGAGGTTATCATGAATTCGTACAATCAACCACCAACATCAAAGAATAATCCTTTCAAGTGGGTTGCTCTAGGTGTTGGTGGTGTTGTTGCTATTGCACATATTGGAGTTCTTGGTCATCTTATTAAGAAAGAACCACCAGTTCAATCAGCACCTACAATCAATCTACCTAGAGGTCCTTACTCTTCTTATAAGATTAAGGCAGGAAAGGATGGATATGAGATTGAGTATCGTGCCAATGATCCTAAGATCTTAGAGTCAGAAAGATCTCTTGATTTGGATAAAGAAAAGAGAGGACTCTTTGGCGGAGGAACTGAGCAGCGAACAGAGTATCGTCGTGATCAGTACACCATGGAAGGCACCCGTAATATGGGGTCAGGAGGTGCCGTAGCAAACGGTGAGGGAAAGAGTGCAGAAGACGTAGAGTGTTTGATCGCGGACGCTGGAGCACGGTCTCAAGGTGCGATGGCAGGAACCGCAATTAGCACAGGCATTCTTGTTCCTGCGGTAATGAACATTCCTTACATTGGATGGTTGGCGGCAGGATGGGCAACTCTCCTTGGTAATCAAGTAGGAGGATCTGTTGGCTCAGAAGTTGGTTCTGTATTTAATGATTGCTGATGAACTTTGAATTAACAATGGAAGATTTTACAATCATCCAGAATGCATTACATTACTATAAACATGTTGAGAAACGAGGACATTTCTCAAAATTTGATGTGGAACGTGTAAATAGGTTGAGAGATAAACTCTCTTATCAAATGATACCTAGTGCTGATAGTAAAGATGGAACTGTTCCTTCGCCCCCTAGAGGATCCTAATAACGTAACTTGGAGTATTGTTTGGACCCTGATAATTCTCCTTGCTGGAGTTACATACTACATATATACAATTATGAAACTTGCTTTTGGAGAGTTGGAGGATGCCCGAACAAATCAATCAGAAAGACGCGGACCAGGATCAACTGATAGCACTTCTGACCCACAGGATTGAAGATACTGAGAGGATGGCGGAAGAACTCCGCGATCGTGTTCGTAAACTTGAAAGATGGGTATGGGGTGCAGGTGCTATTATTACTGCTCTTATAACTATAGTTGGACTAATAGAAGCAGTAGATTCAAAGGAGATCGATTATGGGCGCAATGGTTCCACCCAGCAGGAAGTCGTGTTACAACTTCCGCGTAGTTGAGATCAACAGAGTTCTTGATGGAGACACAATTGATGTCACCATTGATCTTGGATTTGATCTTTATAAGAAAGAAAGGGTTAGAGTTGCAGGAGTTGATACTCCTGAGAAACGTACAAAAGATTTGGAGGAAAAAGCACTTGGACTTGATGCAACCAATTGGCTCAAGGAGAAACTAGAAGGTGCTATTTCTGGTGAGGATGAACTCGCAGTTAGAACTGAACTTGTTGGTGGTGTGGGTAAGTATGGTCGCCTTCTTGGTTGGTTATATATTGGAGATGCAGAAGTATCGTTGAATGAACAGATGATTACTGAAGGATATGCTTGGGCATATGATGGTGGAACCAAACAAAAGAACTTTGAGGAACTACGTGAGATTCGTAGAACATATGGAACTTTAGTTGAGTGATATATGCCTCAAATTAATAATGTTAATATTGATAATCTAAACATTAGACCAGTGAATGTCCAAGTACATTCTTCTGTTCTTCGTAGACCCCCAGAGGCAATACCCATTTACCCACCTGTGACATCGCAGGTGGGTGTTCCTATTGTTAATATGCCTGGATGTGTAGAGGCACATATTGATAGTAGAGAGAACCAATCTCTTAAGGATGAAGATCCTAAGAATGTCAGAACTTTTTGTGATGCAGGAACTCCATCATTCAATCCTATTAACTATGATCCAAATCAATTGGAGTATGAGCAGGAAGCACCAGAACCACCTCCAATCAAACCTCCTGCTAAACCAGAGGCACCACAAGCACCATCACCGCAGGTTCCAAAGCAGACAACTCCAGAAAAACCAGAGTGTCCTACAAGGGCACAGCAGTTAAAAAACCCTGTAGGAAAAATCCTAGAGGGAAATAAAAAGATTGTTGCATACGAAACAGTCGGGAAAGAATGTCTCCCAGTATTTGAGACACTTTCTATTCCCGACCAGATTATTCAAAATATACCATCAGCAGGCATGGTAACTACTACCGCCTCCATTGCGGTGGTAGCGACGAGTTCCGCACTCCTTGCAAAACCTCTTGCTGATCTTTTGTTAAAAGTGGTGAAACCGACTGTGAAGAAGGTAATGAAGAAGATTGCGACCTTACGGGGTAAGAAGATCCCGCCACAGTCGGTGTCTGAGAAGATTGCTGAGCAGAGGCAGAGGAATCAGGCTGTGAAGGCACTACGTTCTGTTCGACCTTTGAAGAAGTAGATGGGATAGTATGTAAATGTGGCTTGATGTAGTTCACATTTTGAACTATGACATCAGCACATATTGCAGCATATCTACTCTTGGGGTGAAAAGTAATTCCTGCTTTCATTAATTCACCACAATTTTTAAGTCTGGCAATTTCAAAGTCTAATCTTTTATTGGCAGTCATTTGTTGCTGCAGAGCAATCTGAGTATCTGCTGCATTTTTACATCTTTCTTGTAGTCCACCATCAAGGGGAAGAGATAGTGTTGCAGAAAGACCAACACTTGTACTGTAGTTTCTAGTCATACCAGTTCTTACTGGTTTATCCCAGATTTTGCTTCCTGGATTATCAGGGACGCCATCTGGTTGCATCTCCATGACAGTGATGGTCATGTCTGCACCATCTTCATATGCTCTTACTTCATCACCATCTGCATTGGTATATGTTCTATCATCATACCAAGTTTCCCAAGGATAGTTTTTGACACTCTTTTGAACTTCTACCATACGACCTTCAAAATCTCTACCGTCATACTGAGGTTCCATGTAAAATGTTTCAAATGGATCCTTATCATTACGAGCATGAGTAATGTATGGTGTGAAATTCATCGTTGGTCCTTGACAACTAATACCACCACCATATGTGTTAGTAATATAAGGACCTTGTAAGACCTGAATGGCTTGGTTGGTCACTGAGCCTGAACTATTTGCGATTGGATTAGCAGTCGCAGAAACACCTCCCACATCAGCAGCACTGACGGGGGAGGATACTAATAACGCAATTACTGGGTAAAGATACTTGTGGTATCTGTTACCGAAGTGACTTCTGTTACTCTTTGAATCACGGTCTGGTTTGTCACTCCAGGACCTTTGTAGGTTTGAGTAAACTGGAATGCTGCTCCAGGAGTTGAGATTGTAAAGTTCTGACCATTTAAACTTAGAGAGGAGTTTGGACTTGTTACTTGCCCCTCTGTTCCTCCCAGTGGATTTATTACTACTGATGAGTTGTTCGTGCTTGGATTTAACGGTTGTCCGTTGTTGGAAACATTGTTTCCCGATACTGAATATTGCCATCCTGTTGAATAATCTATAGAGTTAATCGTTTCGGTCACTTTTGATGTTGTTTCTGTATGGCTAGTCATGGAGCCTTGAGTAAAATTTGGCACAACTGGAACCGAATATGAAGGTTGTGCCAAACCATGTATTACACCAAGAACCAATCCAAGACCGATTGCTTCTTGTAATCTATCCATTAGTCTATTACAGTTATTTCAGATACAAATTGTCCTACAGCAGATGTACCAGCTCCGCCAGCTGTTAGAGTAAGAGCACCACCTGTAGAAATAGTACCTGCCAGGTCACCAGCAGATCCAGCAGCATAAGATGTTTGTGAACTGAAGTTACCAACAGCACCTACGGAAGGAGCTGAAGTTGGAACTGCATCGCCTTGCAAGTAAGAAGAACTGTAAGAGAATGCTTCTCCAGCAGTTTTTTGAGTTGCTGCAATAGTTCCAGGAGACATAATGCCACTGGTGATTGTTCCAGCAGAAACAGTTCCTGCTGTGCTGCCGTCTGTAGTATTTACGTTTGATCCAGATACACTGTACTGGGATCCAAGTCTTGTTGCAGTTGTTCTTGCAGCATCAACGGTCAGTTGAACACTGGAAGACATTTTATGAACCAGCCCTCCTGCATTTGCTGCAGGTGCTGCCATCAAAATCATTATTAATGGAAGGAATCTTCTCATTACTAATCACTCTTCGGGTATATATTTATTTAGAGGTGGATTTCTTTTTAAATAGGATTCTTGTTTATCGTGATACAGTTTAGGACTTGACACGGACGGGAAACCGTCGTATTATAAATACATCAACGACGCAAGAAGTTTACATTTCTTAATCCGTTGGACCACACCCCTTAAACCGAGACCTCTAGGGTGTCTAAATCACGTCTCTCATATCCTCTCTAAGGGTGAGAGGAAATAGTAACTCCACCATTTCCCTGATGGTCTTACTTTCTTTTTAATTACAATGGCAAACGCTACTCTTTCGCGCCAGCAAGGCGCATCTACCTGGGAAGACTTTTGTTCCTGGGTAACTTCAACAAACAACCGTCTGTATGTCGGTTGGTTCGGTGTGCTGATGATCCCAACTCTGTTGGCAGCAACCATCTGCTTCATCACTGCTTTCGTGGCAGCACCTCCCGTCGATATTGACGGTATCCGCGAACCAGTTGCTGGTTCACTCATGTATGGTAACAACATCATCTCTGGTGCTGTTGTCCCTTCTTCAAATGCAATTGGACTCCACTTCTATCCCATCTGGGAGGCCGCATCACTTGATGAGTGGCTCTACAACGGAGGCCCTTATCAACTGGTCGTCTTCCACTTCCTGATTGGTGTCTTTGCATACATGGGTCGTGAGTGGGAACTTTCCTACCGTCTTGGTATGCGTCCATGGATCTGCGTTGCCTACAGCGCACCTGTCGCTGCAGCATCTGCTGTCTTCCTCGTTTATCCTTTCGGTCAAGGATCTTTCTCCGATGGTATGCCTCTTGGTATTTCTGGTACTTTTAACTACATGCTTGTATTCCAAGCAGAACACAACATCCTTATGCACCCGTTCCATATGCTCGGTGTTGCTGGGGTATTCGGTGGATCTCTTTTCTCTGCTATGCATGGAAGTCTGGTTACTTCCTCACTTGTA